ATCAAAGCGCAGTACACCAAGTTCCTTAACTCTATCGACGTGGAGACACCGTGGAAAGATTTGCTCAAGAAAGTGAAGGCATGAAGTCCGTTCAAGAGGTCAACTCGTTTGTTGATTACGCCTACCCGACCATGATGGCGGAGAAAGCGTTGAGGGCACTGCATGACGCAGCACTGGAGAAGAATTGGTACGAAGCCCGACAGCAAGCCCTGTACACGATCAAGTGGGCAGCGGAGGCGCACGCAGCATTGCTGGTAATGGAGCAGAAGGAAAAATGACCCGCGACGACATCATCCGCATGGCGCGGGAGGCAGGATTCAATGTAGAGCAGGGCTTCTTGCTGCGCGTGACAGGCATTGACGAAGACCTTGAACGCTTCGCCGCCCTTGTTGCCGCTGCCGAGCGTGAGCGCAACGACGCCTACATCAAGTCATTGCATGAATCAGTGTCATGGCAAGCGGAACGGGTTCTCGCGTGCCTTAAGGCGTTGGAGCAGGCGGTGTTGGCAGAACGAGAAGCCTGCGCGAAGGTGTGTGATGACGAGGGACTGCACATAACTGCATCCATCATCAGAGCAAGGGGGCAGGAATGAAGAAGCCATCTGGATCATTCCTCGCATGGGAGAACACCCTGTGCAATGCGTTAGACCACCCAAGAATTCAATCCCAAAACGCATGGGAGGATGGGTATGCGAGTGGCGTAGCAGCCGAGCGTGAGGCGTGTGCGAAGGTGTGTGAGAAGCAGTGGGGCATCGACGGGCAACACACCGCAAACGAATTCGCCACCGCCATCAGAGCAAGGGGGCAGGAATGAACATCGTCTGGTCGTACAGCAGCCTCAAGACCTTTGAGCAGTGCCCGAAGAAGTACTACCACCTCAAGGTAGCCAAGGACGTTGTCGACGTTCCGCATGAAGCGGCGCTGTACGGAAGCAACGTCCATAAAGCCGCAGAGGAACACGTGCGTGACGGCAAGCCCATGCCGAAGAAATACTCGTACATGGAGCCGATCCTTGAGTCGCTGAAGAAGATCCCCGGCGATAAGTACTGCGAGATTGAGCTTGGCCTTACCAAAGACCTAGCACCGTGCGCGTTTCGAGCGCCGGACGTGTGGTGGCACGGCATCGTGGACTTGCTCATCGTGGATCAAAACAAGGGCTTGGCCCACATGATCGACTACAAGACGAGCAAGAGCGCACGCTACGCTGACACCAAGCAGCTTGACCTGATGGCGACAGCCGTGTTCGCTCACTTCCCCGAGGTGACTAAGATCAAGTCGGCCCTGCTGTTTGTGGTGAGCAGCGAGTTCGTACGCAAGGAGCACCACGTAGGCAACCGCAAAGAGTACATCGGCGGCGTCATGCCCACGCTCAAGCGACTGGAGCACTCGTTCGACAGCAACACGTGGAACCCGAGCAGGGGACCACTGTGCCGCTTCTGCCCCGTCAAGAACTGCCAACACTACGGAGGAGTCTGATGTATCAGCGCCCTGTCTACGAAACCGAAGCCGACCGGCAACGTGAACGGGCGGTGCAGGAGTATCTGCTGCGCAAGATCGACTGCCTGTGGCAAGAGGCTCCGCCGAAGGACAACATCGACGGCTACCTCTTCCATCCCAACCAAGACCTTGGGGCAGTAGTCGAGATCAAGATCAGGACCAACCGTAGCACGGCGTACGACACCTACATGCTCAGCGCGTACAAGTGGCGCAACGGGCTGTATCGCGCCAAGACTTTGGGCGTGCCGTTCATGCTGGTAGTCAAGTTCGCAGACGGCGTGTTCTATACGATAGTCGACGACGCCTACGAGATAGGACGTGGTGGCCGCTATGACCGCAACGATCGCTTCGACTCAGAAGAGTGTGTGTTCATCCCAATGGATACGTTTAGACCGCTATAGGAGGCAAAAATGCCGTACGTGAATAAACCCCGTCCGTACAAGAAAGAGTACCAACAGCAGGTAGCTCGTGGGGAGCATGAGCGCCGTATGGAGCGCCAACGTGCACGTAACCAATTCGATCAGAAGAACCCCGACCGCGACGGCGACGGCACTGCTGATGCTCGTGAGGGCAAAGACCTCGCCCACAAGGTTGCACTGAGCAAAGGCGGCTCCAACAAACACGGAGTCAAGGTGGAGAGCGCAGCAGGTAACCGTTCGTTCAAGCGCAACTCCAACCACAAGCTCGTCTCCGAGAAGAGCAAGCGGGAGCGGAAGAAGTAACTAATGGACCCAAAAGACTTTCTCCCCGGCTACGACTGGCCTGCGCCGCACAACGTAGCGCCGTTCCTGCATCAGAAGGAAACAGCAGCGTTCCTCTCTGGCCAACGTAAAGCCTTTTGCTTCAATGAGCAAGGCACGGGCAAGACAGCCTCGGTGATTTGGGCGACCGACTACCTCATGAAAGTGGGGCTGATCCGTCGCGTGCTTGTGGTGTGCCCCCTGTCCATCATGCACTCAGCGTGGCAGCAAGACCTATTCAAGTTCGCTGTGCACCGCCGTGTCGATGTGGCTTATGGCAGCGCCAGCAAGCGCAAGGAGATCATCAAGGCCGGGGCCGAGTACGTCATCATCAACTTCGATGGCGTGCAGATTTGCAAGTCCGAGATCATCAACAACTGCTTCGACCTCGTCGTTATTGACGAAGCCTCCGCGTACAAGAACGCGCAGACGGATCGGTGGAAGACGATGCGCGATGTACTCAAGCACGTCAAGGGTCTGTGGATGCTCACGGGCACCCCCGCCGCTCAATCCCCGCTCGACGCCTACGGACTAGCCAAGCTCGTGAACCCGGAAGGACTACCGATGTTCTTCTCGCAGTTCCGCGATACGGTCATGACGCCCGTGAACATGTTCAAGTGGAAGCCCAAGCCACAGGCAAAGGAGATAGTCCACAAGATATTGCAGCCTGCCATCAGGTTTGAAAAGCGGCAGTGCCTTGACCTACCGGAAGTCACCTTCGCCGACCGGGACGCGCCAATGACGCCGCAGCAGAACAAGTACTACCAAAAGCTGCGCAAGGACATGCTCGTGGAGGCAGCAGGCGAAGAGATCACGGCAGTTAACGCAGCGGTGCAGATCAACAAGCTGCTCCAGATCGCGTGTGGCTCGGTCTATACCGACACCAAGGAAGTCCTCGACTTCGATGCAAGTAACAGACTAGCAGTAGTCAAGGAAGTCATCGACGAGACGACCAACAAAGTCCTCGTGTTCGTGCCGTTCACGCACACCATCGAGCAGATATACAAGTACCTGACCAAGAACGGCATCACGGCAGACATCATCAACGGTGATGTGCCCGTACACAAACGTACAGAACTCGTCAAGAGGTTCCAAGAGCAGGACGACCCGAAGGTGCTGATCATTCAGCCGCAAGCCGCATCCCACGGACTTACCCTGACCGCTGCCGACACTATCGTTTGGTACGCTCCCGTGACCAGTGTAGAGACGTACCTACAAGCCAACGCACGCATCGACCGACCGGGACAGAAGAACGCGATGACAGTGGTGCACATCAAGGGCAGTCCCGTCGAAGGCCGCATGTACTCTCTGCTGCGGCAGAACATGATGACCCACGCAGAGATCATAGACCTCTACAAGCAAGAGCTTGAAGAAGGGGCTTGACAAAGTCAAGTTAAGCCGCATAATAGACGGCACCAACAACGAAGGAGCGAACCATGGACACCACAGTCCAAGACCCACCTACCCCCGTAATTAGCGGCGTGCCGCTTGAGCAATTGACTGCGACCTACATCAAGATCAGGGACGCACGTAGCCAACTCAAGCAGCAGTACGAAGCACACGACGTTGACCTAGAAAGGCAGCTTCGCGTGATCGAACAAGAGATGCTGGAAATCTGCAAGGCGGTAGACGCCAACAGCATCAAGACAGATGCAGGGACAGTCATCCGTTCCGTCAAGTCACGGTACTGGACGAATGATTGGGATTCTATGTATCGCTTCATCAAGGAGCATGATGCATACGCCCTGTTAGAGAAGCGGCTTCATCAATCGCACATGAAGCAGTTCCTTGAAGAGAATCCCGAAATCGAACCCGCAGGGCTCAAT